TTTTTGCCCGTATTCGGCGGCGAGTGCCATTTTTTTGTCTTGATAAGTGCCATATTCCTTAAGATAATCATTCATGGCTTTACGTTGAGCCTCGATCTGCTCGTTCTCTACTTCTTGCGTGGACCGCATACGGGTAGCCTGAGCCTGCGTAATGGCTGTTTTTATTTCAACCGTTTGTTCTTGCGTGAGTTTTCCCCCTTGAGCCTCACGCCACTCTTTCTCCCTCTTACGGATAGCCTCTATTTCACGATCGTAATCATATTCTATTTGGGCGATACGCTTATCGGAGCCTTCTTCCATAAGATTTATCCTAGATTGCTGGTTCTTATTTTGAAGATCAAGTAATTGCTGATTAACACGCTCTTGTATTTCTTTTTGTTTTTCAGCCTCTTTCTTTTGTTTTTCTACTTGTTCTTTATTTATCGAAGCTTTATTAAACGCAATATACTCGTCTCTAAGCTTCTCTAAGGCAGAACCTCCTATATTCGCCGCATCAGCAGCATCTATCAACTGGCCTTTTGCCTCATTTAAACGTCTGTTATACTCATCTTGGGTTATAGCGGAAAGAGACAACTTCTTATTCAATTCATCTTGCTCCTTAATAAAATCTTGATAAGCTTGTATATCTGTGAGCAAAAGATCCACATGCGTCTCAACCGGCTCATTAAGCTTGCTTATTTGTTGTAAAAGCTGTGTATTGGATTGCTCTAATTGCTCTGAAACAGACTTACTTTCCTTTAATAAGGAGCGCCAATATTTAACTTGTCCATATTTATTGTTAGGATCTTCAAGGTATTTTGTGAACTCTGATGTATTTTCTTTTGGCATCAAAGCCAATAACTTGTTTATTTCTTTCTGATATCTTAATTGCTTGGCGATCTCCTCATTATACAATTTAGCACCTTCCTCTAGCTCTTTTTGGTAAGCCGTAGATATCGCCTTGTTCTTCATTGATTTAACCAGAGCCTCATAGCTATCTCCTACTTTACCTAACAATATTGCCTCTTTGGAAAGATATCCAAGATATTCCGGATAAAGCTCTTGCATCTTTTTTGCCGCTTTTACTCTAGCCTCATATGATCTAGCTGAGTCCGTAGCAATAGTATACAAGATTTTTAACTGTGTAGATTCCTTAAATATTCCATCTATGGATTCTTTCTGAGCTTCATTTAATCTCTTTTGCTGATCCGTTAAATAAGACAATGCCTTACCTCCTCTTAGAAGACTCTTCGTCCATTCGATAATATCCTTCCCATAGACAGATAAAAGCGTTATCGCCGCAACCAAGGCCGTTTGCCAACTGAAAATAGATGTTATCAACTGCTTCCAGACTGGAGCCACTTTTGCCACGTCATTATTTCCTGCCGCTACAGCCATCTTGAACGCCTTATACTCCGCAGCGGCTTTCTTCAGCTCATCGGCAAGCATCGGCAAGTTATTGGATATAGCCAAAAAGAATGTATTCCAGCCAACAGCAAGGGAAGGCAACTCCCTTGCGACCTGTTGAACCGACACGCTCAATCCGTTCCAACTACTGGCGTAATTGCCGACGTTCCGTTGATATCGTCCGGTAGCTTGCTCCGCCGAACTAATCTCCGTATTCAAGGCCTGTATCTGTTTTTGCAGGTTAGTCCCTATGGTCGATTTCCTATCCGTAGCGGAAAGGCGGTCATACTCGGCATTAAGCAACGACAATTGCTTTCTCAACGCTACAAGGGAATCCGAGGCGGCTCCCTCGATCTTGATATTGTCCGAATATTCCTTCCTTAGCCTCTTCAGGGCCTCGTTCTCTAAAGCGTGCTGCCGGGTCTTCTCCTTCAGGTCGGTTAATATATTAGATCCCTTCTGGGAATTTTTATCCGCATCCGAGAGAGACAAGTAAGACTTATTGAGTTTTTTGATCTCGTCACTTAGGCCTTTAACCTTTAGTTGTTGCTCGACAAACACATCGGTAGCGTTATTCAATTCTTCTGTTATCTGACGAGCCCCATCAATAATACCATTAGAGACCTTAAGCTGCTCTATTACCCTTTGATAATTCTGCATCTGCTGCTCATAGTCCTTTAGTTTCCGTGTCGCCTCCTCGTATTTCCGGTTTAAATCGTCAAACCCCTTGGTATCTGTAGATACATCGAAATCCTTCAAGGCGGATTTCAACTCCTCCACCTCCTTTCGAAGATTTATAAGTTTCTGTAGATCGGCATCGACCTCGAAGTTTAGTTTAGCCATTAATCACCCTCCTTTCCCTTTCGGTTCAACAAATCACGCCCGGTTCTCTCCACGATCAAATCACCGGTAACGCTATGCAATATATCCTTCTGCATGATCAGAAGGTTTCGATATGGTATTTTATAAACCACGTCCTCATAAGACAATCCCAACGATTCCATGAACGTGGCCACTTGTCCTAGCATGGTCTCATTACCTGTTACCTTGGTGTCGCCGCCATTCTTGCCACGCTCTCGGCTAAGGCGGCACAGACGAAAAAATCCTCTGCGGATATGAATTTAACGACAGTCTCCAACGCCTCCCTTAGCTCATGGAGGGTAGCCCCATCGATCTCCTTGTACATATCAGCGCTTCCAAAAACGAACACAGACAATCCCTTTAATATATTTTCCAGATCGTTCCTCACCTTTTCAAGATCCTCCTTGCCCGATGTTGTCTTATCAATAAGAGATAGGTATTGTATACCTTTGCAAATCGTCGCTATTGTAGGAGGACTTACCTTATACGCCTTCCCCCCTAGGACCACGACCTTGAAATCCTCTCCTAGGACAGCGTCAGCCACTAAACTAGCACCCTTGTTCATGTCACGTAAAAAAATTAGAATTAAACAAAAACGGGGACGAACGGAAAATACCGCCGTCCCCGTTCCTATAAGACATATTACATTCAATCCTTCAAGGATTTTCCTTCCACGTCAAACCAATACTCTGAAGCTATTGTCGTGGATGATTTCAGCGGGGTGGCGGACATCGACAAACCAACGGCCCCATCCGTGGAAGCCCCACGACCCACAAGATTCGCCTTAGGGAAAATGATAGCCACGTCATCATTGGTAATAGCGACGATACATTTATATCGTTGCTCGCCGGCGTTGCCACGTTCCCATCCCTTATCCGTATCCAAGGGCTTACCGCCCATAAGCTCGGCCTTGGTAGCGAAGTCATATGCCCCGATCACCCAATTCAAGCTCTGTGATCCTGCCTCAAACGATGACCGATATGTCTGGCCGGTCAACTCATCCTTGTATTCTGTTAACGTACCGTCCTCCTCGGTATATTCATAAGTCCCTTGATGGACGATTTGAACATCCTTGAAAGCCGTAAATAACGTCTCCAAGCTCTCGTATGTGGGTGCAGCAACCAGAGGCTCCCCATAAAGTATCCTTTTTACGCCTATAGCAGAAATTGTTCTTCCCATATTACAATACTATTACATTTAAAACTTTAAATAATACTCTCACATTAACGTAGTGACATTTAAGATCCCTGTTAACCTCAATTCTAGTAGTGTCTACCTCGTAGGTATAAGGAGTGCCATCAAACACCGAGGTGTCCTTGAACACCTCCATGGACATACGTTCCAGCTTATTCATCCTGTCCAAATCAGGCGTTCCTTCCTCGTCCAGATCAGGGACGGCTATATTGACATGAACGAATCCCACCTTCCATGTAATTCCCGGCTCCGAGGAATTCGAGTGTACGGTAACCCTCTCCTCCTCAAGCTTACCTGTAGGCGTATCATCCTCCTTGTACACCCCGGTAACACCAAGTTCCAAGGCTTTCTTATATAAGATTGTCTGTATGTCCGTGCTTACTATCATTGTAACATAGCTATTACTTTAGCCTCGGCAGTATCTATCACGTTTAGCTTATGGATATCATTCACATAGCTAGCGTAATCCATTCCCGCCACGACAATCAATGTCACTCCCTTTGTATGCTTAGAAGCCAGATCCCTAGCGTAACTAAGCCCTTGCCTGCTCCCCTCGCTTCCATCCCCGGACTTTCCTTTAGCCCAGAACTGGACCGTCTTTTGGGATCTGGTCGTGAAAAAAACCTTCTCATAATTTTCCCCACGTCCATCTATCCTCTTAAACCCGCCTTCCTTTACGATCTTACCGTCCATTGATATGACATATCCCAATGAACTCCTCAAGTTTCCGGTAATATCGTTATATTTACCTTCTTGAACGGCGGTCTCATAAGCGGATTGCCCGAGTTGGGCAAGAAAGGCAAACACCTCACGATAGATCTCCAAGATGAAATCATCCACATCAGACAAATCATAACTTAACTTTATTATTCCAGCCATATTTGCCCGTAATTTAGATAATCCGTGAGCATCGGGTTGATAACAACGCCACTACCACGGATACTACCATCTTGGTTCAATACTCTCACGATATCCCCGGCATCAATCTTGATCTTATCTGTCACGACACGATATTTGTAATCAAAGGCTACGCCATTTACCGTATATACCCGATCGGCGCTCTTATCATAGCATTTACATCGTCCCAGTCTCTCCCATAACTCACCACCAGTCCCGGGAACAGGATTGCCATTGTCATCGTGATCATATTCCTTGACAACCTTTCGTTCTAATATGTGAGGAGCGTATATCATAGCAATCTAACCGTAGCCTTTTCATTTAACTCGTCCTTTATCCCATTCTTTTTGCAAAGGAAGGAATAGTAAGATTTAACACCATTGATATCCCAAGCCACAGAGAACCCGCTTTCATTGACAGACGTAGCTCTCAATAGTAAAGATGGAATAAACCTAGCGATCGCCACAGAAACTCTAACATGGCAATCCTTGCACATCTCATCCTCTCCACTGACCTCAGCATTCAAACATATGTCCAAAAGGTCAGCTTCCGATAAATCGATACCGAAAGCTTGGAACCTTTGTCTTATGTAGTCATTTACCGTCATACAGCGTTCATTGTATCTAAGTCAATGATCACGATCTTATTTGGAGATGTATACTCCGGAATCCATTCCGCTCCGTATTCCATAAATCGACCCTCATCTGTACGGACATTAGAGATATACATACCTCCCTCTGAACGGGTATAGCTTTTGCCCGGCACAGGATCGGTTATCTCATATGGAGTATGCCATCTCATCTTGCCTTGCTTCGGTGTCGTGAACAGTGATATGCGGTTATCCTTAAACACTTGCTTGAAGCCTCCATCCGGTAATTCCACCAAATCCTCATTAATAACGATAGAAGGAAGCCCCAAACCTTGGAAGATAGTCGTGGCCATCTCGCTGGACATCAATCCAGAGGATAGTTGTACTTCTTTTTGGGCGAAGGATTGTTTATAAAATTCACCAAAATCGGACGATCCTACGATAGAATTGATGAATGTCTTCCGTGACATCTCCATAGATAGGAAAATACCAAATTTAGTCCTCAACTCCACAACCTGATCCATAAGGTACTTTACGAAATGAGACTTATCCGAGGTTTGAGGAGTTATTTTATGAACAGGCAAAACCATGTCCAACAACTCTATTCCTTGAGGATTATCATCGACTTTTACGGAAGCCTTTCCGTCGGAGCGCAAATCACCATCCACGATATCCATGCGCTTATGAGGAGCAAGGAGAACCTGTCTTATATCATCTACAATATAAGCGATAATATCGTCCAATACGGTTCGCTGATCTTGCGTTCTTGAGGTATTGAATTTGTTAACAAGCTCTTGTAGCATATCCAAACGATCATTATCCATCTGATAACGATCTCCTAAATAAGCAACCTCCCCATACCCTGATCCAAGGGATTTACGCTCTCTCAATGGCTTATTTGAGTTCCGATCAATAATAGAACCCGCAGTAACGCCTGTTACCGTACCTAGATAGGTCTTAAACACCCTAGATTTAGTCTCCTCAAAATCAAGATGTTTTTTCCAGAAAATAGTATCTAGGCGAAGCGCTTGCACCCTGTCAATGACTGCCTTTACAATATTAGGGTCATTCAATAATGTTTGAATTGTCAAATACATAAATCCTCCTTCCTTAATACGTGAACATAAATCTATCACCCAATGACTCTTTGTCTTTATCCGAGATAGGGACAATCAGTCGGGTAGGCCTAATCTCATAGGCTTGTCCCACGGCTGTGATAGTGGCCCCTTCCTCAACTTTCGTCCAAGCGTAGTTCAGTGCCATAGCCATGGCCTTAGGAGTTTTCCCAGCAGCGGATGAAGCCTCAAACAACACCGCATCTTTTTTAGCCGCCAATGTGGGTGAGGCCGCCAATGTTATCGTGTCATATTCCAGTCCCGACTTATCAATAGCCTCTACGGTACCACCATTAGTTCCATTTCCCAAATGCATTCCTACGTAAGCCAATGAATTCTTATTTATTTTCAAAGAAGTTCCACCAGCTATAATTTCTTCGGCTACTGTCACGTTAATGACAGCTTTTGCCGTTCTAGTTTTAAAATCTAGTACCAAGGGGGTACAAGGAGGAATATTCTTAACCCCCGATAGGTTAGATATATCCAAATTAAAACCGCCTGAATATCGATATACCGTATCATAACGGCACATCTCCGGCATATTAGGCTCAATCGGATTTAAATCATACTTAACACCTGCCGACATAATTTTATACCTTAAAATTTAACTTTGTTTCTTTATCTCTTCTGTACCTTTATTGATAAGATTCGCAATATCGTCAGAGTTCTTCTCTTCAGAGACACCGATCTCCGGAGATTTTACGCCCGCTAATCCTGCATTGACAAATGTCTGCTTAGCGTCTTTCATAAAAACATCCAAGTCTGCATCTTGTGCGACTTTCAATATAGGGATGAGCGTTTCGGGAATGCCATACTCCTTCGCCTTAGCAAGAACTTGCTCTTGACGTGTAGCCTGAACTTTTTCCGCCTCAAGCAGAGTAAGCTTATCGGAAAGGGGTTTTACAGCAGCATTTACCGCTTCAACCACCAATCTTGCGAGATCAGGCTTTTCATCTGTTTTTTCTTCTGGATTAACTCCCGTTTTATTGGCCTTAGCTTTCAGTTCATCCAGTTCTTTCTTATAGTCCGAACCCTCTTTTCGTACTCTATCGAAATTCTGCTGGAAAGACCTTAAAGCTGCTTCCTGCCCCTGAATAACAGTTGCGAGGTTCTCATCATTTACAAGCCCAGTTGCTGCCAAAGACTCAGCATACCCCTGAAGCACCTCTTCGCTTACACCATACTTCGAGGAAAAAGTTTGTTTTAAGCTCTGAAAAATCTTTTCTTTCATACCGTATGAATTTTGTTTAAAATATTTGGGATAAAAGTAGCTGGAGTATATAATAGAATAAAATACCGAGAGGCATGGTATACAACAATGAACTCATTGTTGCAAATTAATGATCATCATCACCATCACCGCTAT